TTCAAATTCAATTTTATGGGAAACTAAAACAGCTAACTTTACTGCTGTTTCTGGTGGTGCATATATATGCAATACAGCAGCGGCGGGATTTACAATGACATTACCTGCTTCACCAGTAGATAACGACTTTGTTATTCTAAATGATGGTATGGGAAAATTTGATACAAAAAATCTTACAGTTGCTAGAAACGGAAATAATATAGCAGCTAGTGCTACAGATTTAATAGTAGATAAAAAGTATGCTAATTTCAGATTAACTTTTAAAACAACACCAGATGTAACTTCAACATATATTGGTTGGATAATTTCATAATGAAAGATATAAACTATATAAATAGTAATACAAAAGAAATTTTAAGGGAGAACATTTAATGAGTTCATTAACAACACTTTTATCCGGCGGTAGTGCTGCTGGTGCAATAGACCACAGAAAAGAAGCTCTTCCACTATTTGGTATGTGGGGAGATAACTCCGACCAAAATCACAACGTTAACTACAGAATTTTTGATTCTGGTTTTAAAAACGTAGGGTCTCCTTGGGGTGCTGTATGTAACTCAACAACAAACTATAGATTTGGTATGTTGGCTGATTCTTCACACTCATACTCTTTAAATGACCACGGTACTCACGTATCTCATCACGATTTAACTACGCAAGGTTATTCATCTTGGACATATTGGAACAAAAGTATGTACCAATGTGACCAATATCCACACGCACAATTTTATACATCTTCAAGAGATGGATTCGTATCTTGGCATTCTTACCACGAATACTCATCTTCTTTTGAATATCAAAATGGATGGAATAAACTGAATATGGTTCTTCCAGAAGGAATTAGACCTAGACGTATGTTTGTTAACAGAAGAAACACATTAAGAGAAAGATATCCAGGTAATCACGGTGCTCCAAATATAGACGAGTATGATTATTCTTCTAATAGAACAGAAGCAAGTAATACTTACGCAACTGGTACTGGATACAATGAAAAAACTAAAACTTTAGTTATGGTTCACTCTGGTGACGAAGGTGGAAATACTTCAAAAACTATTCACATATTTAAGTCTTCTAAATGCTTAAATAAAATAGACAAAATTAAAGAATTTTTTGATAACTTAACTTCAACAGAACATTTTACTGACACTTGGACTAATCAAAATGTTAAAGATTGGTGCGTTGTTGTTGGTAATAATGACTATGTTGGATTTGGATTAAAACAAAGTAATAGTAAAAGATACGGTGTATTTGATTGTTCAGTCAAAGGCGGATCTGCTCACCAAACTGGTGCAAGTAGACAATGGTCAACTTGGCAAGATTTTACAGGATCAACAACTACATCTTACGGTGCTGCTAATGGACACCAATACTACACGAAATTTATGACGACTTGGGATGGAACTTGGGGATTAATTTATTCTCCATATTACTACTACGGTTGTGGTATCAATGCTTTCTGTATGAATATAGAAAACCCTAGAAAATTTATTTGTATAAACCAAACTAAATCAAGTAGAAGTAATCCTTATTTCGCTTGGGGACGTACAGGTTTTCACGGAGGTTGGTCAGACAACTGCGATAGTACTTCTCATAGAACATACTCTTGGTGTATGGATCCAACAGATTCAGATGAAACAATAAACACAACTGTTTATCAAGGTGGTGATTCTGGAGATACTGTTGTACCTAATTCTAACGCACACGTTGGAACTACAGTAACTAATAAAACTGGTAACTACGGATTATCTGCTCACAGAACGTGGCTACACGGTGGTTTCCATTCAACTAACTATCCATTGTTAATGCAAATTGACTGGTGGGGTTCGTACGGTCAAAATGATTCCACTTACGGTGGAAAATACGGAACATAATAAAGGATTATAAAAATGGCAAGAACATATTACTTTACAAATTCAGGCGAACCTTTTTCACCAAATGCTGAAACTGGTGATGATGCTGTATCAAAAGGAAACGCAATCAAAGTAGATAACGTTCCTGATGGTATTGAAGCTTGGAGATTATCAATTGATCCTTCAAATTCAGCACTTACAGTTTTTGGTGGTGCAGAAGCAGATGAAGCAGCTGCTCTACAAGCTAAAGTGGATGCGGATCAAGCTGACGCATTAGCAATGAAAGATATTGCAAATGATTTAGTTAAAGCTCAACTAGCAGCAGACAAGAAACTTAAAGACGCTGGTCTAGCTTAATCTATGTAGTGATTTAATTATGATAAGTATTATATTATGTATGACATCAAAGAATTAACCAAAGATATACACCAAAACGCTGAAAGACAAGAGTTTGTCAAAACTCTTATGTCAGGTTCTATTGAACCTAGTCTTTATGCGACCTATCTTTACAATCAATTACAATGTTATGCTGTATTAGAAAAATATGGAATAGAAAATTCTCTATTTCGTACAACTCCTAATTTACCTAGAGCAGAACATTTACATTATGATTATAAAGCATTATGGACAAGTGAAGAACTTCCAACAGTAACTCAAAGTACTAAAAATTACATTGAGCATATTGAATCAATCAAAGAAGACGCAGAAAAATTATACGCTCATATCTATACTAGACATTTAGGAGATGTATCTGGTGGTCAAATGATAATGAAACGAACACCAGGACCTAATCGTTATTACAAATTTAAACACGGTGAAATAAAAGAGTATAAACGAATAGTAAAAGAAACAATAAACAGTTATTTAAATGTTTATAAACTTAATATTTTAAATGAAGTTAAATTTTGTTTTGCAAGTGCTACACAATTGTTTAAAGAAATGAACGATATGGATTACTCAAAACCTTTAATCTTAACTAACGAAGTAATTACCAAAGATACAGAAAATGATCCTTTCAAAGGAACTAGTATTGAAGGTAAAGATTAATGATTTGGGAAAGATTAATTAAATTAGAAAAAGAAATAATCTCTATACTTGATAGACGTTGTAAAGAATACAACGAAGAGGGTATGGATAGATTTAATAATGATACTTGGACCAACCGTACTTGGTCTAATATGAGTGTAAGACGTGCTCACGTAGATGTAGTGGACGCCAGAGAATCAAAAGGTCTTTGGATGGCACACATATGTTTATTTCCAAATTTAACTAATGGTGGTCCAATTTATGGATTTGATGTTATTGCAGGTAAGAAAAAGATAACAGGTGTCTTTCACGATTTTAGTCCACTATTATTAAAAGACCATCCTTTAACAAAATATTTCATAGAAGAAAATAAATGGTTTAAACCATCTAAAGAAAGAGAATTGCCTGATTGGGCAAAGGCTATCTTTAGTCCTGGTATGATTGCTGCTGGTAAAGTAACAGAAGAAAAAGAATTAAACCAAATATGTACTCTAGCTACATCTAATTTAGAAAATTATCTTGACAAAATTGGTCATTATAATAGCGATTCAAAGAAAGAAGATGTAATAAGAGCGCAAAACTTCTATTGCGAACACCAACAACAAAATCCACACACCCCTAGAGTAATGAAAACTCTTGGATTACCTGAAGACGATATACGAATATTCTGTACTGATAATCTTTTTCCGAAGATATAACTATTATTATAAATATAGTATAAGTATAAAGGGACTAATATGGCTAAACCAGCATCCAGAGAAAATTTAAAACAGTACGCTTTAAGAGCATTAGGTAAGCCGGTAATAGAGATAAATGTAGATGATGACCAGATGGAAGATAGACTGGATGAAGCATTGCAATACTTTGCTCAATATCACTATGACGGTGTTAAAAGAACCTATTTAAAGTACAAGTACACAGCAGAAGATAAAGCTAGAGCGCTTTCGCAATCTAGTGAAACCGCTAGCAAAACTTACGGTGATTCAACTACAGTAAGTTCTACTTGGCAAGAAAGTAATGCTTATATTATAGTTCCTGAAACTGTATTATCAGTAGTTAATATTTTCCCATTTTCAAGTAAAGGTAATTTAAACTTATTTGATGTTAGATATCAATTAAGATTGAATGACCTATATGATTTTTCATCAACTTCTGTTATCAATTATGATGTTGTATTAAGACACTTGGACTTTTTAGACCATATACTTGTAGGTGAAAAACCTATGAGATTTAATCAACACGATAATAGATTGTATATAGATATGGATTGGAAAAATGATTTACAAGTTGACGAGTTTCTTGTAATAGAATGCTTTAGAGCAGTAGACCCAGAACAATTTACAGACGTTTATAATGATTTATTTTTAAAGAAATATGTTGTTGCTTTATTTAAAAAACAATGGGGTGCTAATTTAAGTAAGTTTGATGGAGTTGCAATGCTTGGTGGAGTTACATTAAATGGTAAAGATATTTACACACAAGCAATGGATGATATAGAAAATTTAGAACAAAGAATCAGGTCACAATACGAATTGAACCCAACCTTTATGATAGGATAGTGCTATGCCAGTTAATCATCATTGGCAGGGTGGCCGAGGAATAGGCAACGCTGCTGAAAAAAGACTACACGAAGATATCATTGTTGAAGGACTTAAAATTTACGGTCAAGATGTCTTTTACTTACCACGAACATTAGTTAATAAAGATTTAATACTAGGAGAAGATGTAACTAGTAGGTTTGATGATACCTATATGGTAGAAATGTATTTTGAAAATAATACAGGATTTGCTGGTGAACAAGAAATTATTAGTAAGTTTGGATTAGAAATTCGTGATGACACAACACTAGTTGTTGCAAAAAGAAGTTTTACTAATCTAGTTGAAAACAAAGCAACATTGATTGCAAGTGGAAGACCAAATGAAGGTGATATAATATATGTACCTTTGATGAAATCTTTTTTTGAAATTTTATTTGTAGAAGACCAAGAACCATTTTTCCAATTAGGCAATCTGCCAGTTTATAAACTTAAAGTTACTCGTTGGGAATATTCAAGTGAAAAACTTGATACTGGTTTATCAACTATTGACCGACACGAAGATATACATACATTAGACCAATTACAATATAGAGTATCATTAGAATATGGACAAGAAGTTATGACTGGTGCAGGATCATTAACGTTAGAAGATTACTTTGACCATTCAACAGGTCAACCTGCATTTTTAATGAAAGAAGATTTTGTTGCTTCTAATTTACAAACACAATCTCCTTATGCAGATAATTTAGATTTAAATAAAGAGGCAGGTTATGATACTGTTTCAACATCGGATGATATTTTAGACTTTACAGAAAGAAATCCATTCGGGGAAATTGACGAGTAAACAATATGTTCGGAAAACATTTTTATAATCAAAGTTTAAGAAGACTAACTATTGCTTTTGGTCAAATCTTTAATAACATTATAGTACAGACAACATCTAGCACAGGCGCTGTTACTAAAAGAATACGTGTGCCTTTAGCATACGCACCTAAAGAAAAGTTTATACAAAGATTAACACAACAAGCAGATTTAGATAAAGGTAGAACCTTTGCTATTGTATTACCTAGAATGGGATTTGAATTAAAAGGTTTAAAGTATGACGCTACTAGAAAATTAAACAAAATGAATAAAACAGTTAAAGTTAGAACGTCTGACTCAACTGTACATAATTTTAATTATACACCAGTTCCATATGATATAAGTTTTAATCTTTATTCTTTTACTGCTACAGCAGAAAATGGACTACAAATAATTGAACAAATATTACCATATTTTCAACCAGATTATACAGTTACTATTAATGCAATACCAGAATTAGAAATTAAAAGGGACGTACCTATTGTTTTAGATGGTGTTGATTATGAAGATACATATGATGGTGATTTTAATAAACGTAGAGCTGTTATATATACTTTATCATTTACTGCTAAAACTTACTTGTATGGTCCTATGAACCAAAGTAAGATTATTAGAAAGACACAAGCAGATATGATGACTGATACTGACACGATAAATAAAGCAAGAGAAGAACGAATTATAGTAATACCAAATCCTGAAAATTCTAACGCAGATGATGATTTTGGATTTACAACAAAGATTAGTTTCTTTGATGATACAAAGAAATATAATCCAACAACAGGACAAGATGAATAATGGTAAGAGATAGACATAGACAAATTAATGAACATACTGCTAAAAATAATAGAGAAAAAAAAACTTTAGAATTAACTAAAAGTATGAGAAAAGAAGTTAATATTGGTGCAACAGGTACACAAAAATATAGAATTAAAGAAGGACCTAATAAAGGTAAAGTATTATAATGAGTAAATTGGAAGATAGTGTAAATGAAATATTAGGTTTAGAAGGCAAAGAAAAAGTTGTAGATAATGCCAACGTTGAACCACTTAAAGATTTTCAACCACCTGTTCCTAGAAAGAACGGAGAGATTTCTGTTAAAGTAGAGAAAGATATTAATACTGATTATGATTATAGTAGAGATAGTTATTATCATCTAATAGAAAAAGGTCAAGAAGCAATACAAGGTATATTAGATATTGCAAAAGAAGGACAACACCCTAGAGCATATGAAGTTGTTGGTCAATTAATAGGACAAGTTGCTACGTCTGTTGATAAACTACAAGACTTACAAAAGAAATTAAAAGATTTAAAAGAACTACCAGGTAAATCAAGTGCTAATATTAAGAATGCTTTATTTGTTGGATCAACAGCAGAATTACAAAAGATGTTGAATAAACAAAGTATGGAAACTAAAAAAGAAAAGAGAATTGAAAATGAAATTATTGACGGCGAATCAAAAGATAGCAAATAAAATACCTATCGCAATAGAAGACTTAACTTATATTAAGTCAATGACACCATTAAAAGAATTATTAGATGGTGAAGAATTGCAAAATCCCATAGAAGTAAAAGAACACATTGTATCCGAAGTACCTAGATATGGTCCTATGGGTATACCATATATAGAAAAAGAATATAGTGTATGGAGGGGTAGTCAAAGAGTACAGGCTGCTAAACAATTAGGTTATACACATATAGAAGGAGTAATAGTCAGTTGAAACATTTAGAAGAATTTACAAAAATTATAGATGAGTATAAACAAGATGGAAGATACCGAGTTTTTAATGATATAGTTAGAACTAGAGGAAACTTTCCTCACGCTATTTGGTATTCAAAATACTCAATTAAAAAAATAGTCAATTGGTGTTCTAACGATTATTTAGGTATGGGACAACACTCTTATGTTATAGACTCAATGAAAACAGCATTAGAATCTAGTGGTGCAGGTGCTGGAGGAACAAGAAACATATCTGGTTCTACTCACTATCATAAAGCATTAGAAGATGAATTAGCAGATTTTCATAAAAAAGAAAAGGCATTAGTATTTACTTCAGCATATAATGCTAATCAAACAACTTTAGAAACTTTAGGAAAAATTATACCTGACTTATTGTATATATCAGACTCATTAAATCACTCTTCTCTTATACAAGGCATTAGGCATAGTAGATGTAAGAAAGAAATATTTAAACATAATGATGTAGAAGATTTAGAAAGAATTTTAAAATCATACGAAGGTCCAAAATGTGTAGTATTTGAAAGTGTATATTCTATGGACGGAGATATTGGACCAGTAAAAGAAATAAATGAATTAGCAAAAAAATATAATGCAATAACATTTTTAGATGAAGTACACGCTGTTGGTTTATATGGTGCAACAGGTGGTGGTATTACTGAAAGAGATAATATAGATGTAGATATAATTAATGGAACATTAGCGAAAGCATTTGGAGTACAAGGTGGATACATTGCAGGAAAGAAAGATTTTATTGACGCCATAAGAAGTTTGGCAAGTGCTTTTATATTTACAACTAGTTTAAGTCCAGTTATTTGTGCTGGTGCTTTAACAAGTATTAAATATGTTAGAGACCATCCTGAATTAAGAGAACAAATACACGAAAGAGCAAATAAAACTAAAGAAGAACTTGCTAGACAAGGAATAGAAGTTATGAAAAATGATAGTCATATTGTTCCTGTAATTATTGGGGATGCTAAAAAATGTAAAGCAATATCAGATGAACTTTTATATAAAGAAGGTATCTATGTACAACCTATTAATTGGCCGACTGTTCCTGTAGGTACTGAAAGATTAAGATTTTGTCCAGGACCATTTCATACAGACGCATTAATCTTTGATATGGTAGTAAAATTAAAAGCGGCTATGAAAAAAATAATGATAAGTAATTAATGAAAGAATATATTATACCACATAATAGTTTTATTGGAGGATGGTATATTCCTCCTGTAATTTGTGATGAACTTATAAACTTATTTAAAGAGAATAAACAAGCTCAAAAACCAGGCGTTGTAGGTTTCACTTCAAAAATTGCAAAAGAAGTAAAAGATTCTATAGATATTGGACTAGATCCAAATTGGGAAGAACCAAGGTTTATGAAATATAAAAATGCGTTGAAAGATTGTGTTGGTCTATATGAAAAAAAATATCCTGAAGTTAAAGAGTTTGAA